TTCATCTCTAGAAGAATATCTTAGTTGGGAAAAGCATATTCTTGAAGTAGATGATACAACATCTAGATTAGACAAATCTGAAGTAGATGAGGCTAAAGCTTGGATATATAAACCTCAATTCATGGATTATGTAGTTAGAGGGATGAAAAACTTTTTAAAATCACCATTTAGCGATAGTTAAAATACTAACTGAGATATTCTAATTGCTGGCATAGAGTGCCTAACCATCTGAAACAAAATGGTCGGGGCGGACTCGGGCGAGATGAAGTAGCTAATCAAGGTTTGCCGCTACCTTGTAACCAAAAGCGGCTCTAGAATTATGGGCATTGTCATCTTATACCCACAACTACAATAGAGTGTAAGAAGTGGACCTCCGCATCGTCCTTACTTCATGGCAATGCCCTATCTTTTAACAATAATAACAATAAATACGGAATAACTATGAAAAAACAAAAATACAGATACAAAGCATCAACTGATTTAAATGTTGGTACTATGGTTCAAGGTATGATTGGAGAAAACAAAGTTGCTAATTTATTCCTTGAGAATAAGTATATCGTAACAAGACCTGATGTTGATTTAGGTGTTGATATGGTAGTGTCTAAACCTAAGAAATGGGGTAAAAGACACATTATAAAATGGTTAAGCATACAAGTAAAGTATAATACAAGAATAAAGCATACTCAATATGGTACAGCTTTATTAGTTAAAGTAACACCAAACAACTGTGATTATATTGCTATACCAGTAGACAAAGAAGTGTCAAATGTATATTATCATCATAATAAAGTAATATTTTTTCCTCAACCTCAAGAATTAAAAGGTAAGGAATATAAAAGAGAATTTGCTTTTGGAGATGTAAAAGTAGCTAAGCAAAATGGATTAGCGTATAAAGATTGTTACGGAGATTCACATATTACTTATAGAAATCAACATAAGCGAAGATGGGCAAAAGATTTTTATGAATTACCAATAAAATAAAAAAGGGGAATAATTATGAACATGGTACAAGAATTTGCACTTAACATAATAGTATTATCTGTATTGTGTGGTGTGTTTATATATGGATTATCACAATTAATGTATGATAAGGAAGAAGAAGAATGAAAAAAACACAATCACCTGATGTTCGACCATCTATTACATATGATTCATCAAAAGAAGTTCAATTGACAATAGATGCTTTAAAAGAATTTAAACACATAATGCCACATTTTTATGAGTATAATTCGCAAATGTCGCCTACAAAAAAAACATTGCAAAATTTAATAAACAAATATTCAAAAATATTAAAAATATTTAATAAAAATTAAAAGAAAAGAGGAAGAAAATGAGTAAAGCATTATTACATCTTATGCATAAAGATGAAGTTTATATAAGATTAAGAAAAGAATATATGTTATTAAGTCATGCAAATAAAAACCCAGAAGTAAATAAAATGTTGATAAGGAAACTTGAAGGTTCAATATCAGCATTAGAATGGGTATTGGGATTCGATTATTTAGAACAAAAAGAAGAGGAAAATAATAATGGTAGCAATAACTAGCAAAATAGCATACAAACAAATAAATGAAGAAGGTGTGTCTGGTAACCAAAAGAATGTTATTATGGAAGCAATAAAAAATTATTGCAATATGGAACATTATGATAAAAAAGGAATATCTTTACAGGAAATAAAAACAATTACAGGGATAGAGATAAATGCTGTCAGTGGAAGAGTAAATGATTTAAAGAAAGATGGATTGCTTGAAACGATTGATAAAAGAAAATGCTCTATTACTAATAGATTAGTATCTCCAGTTGTTCCTAAATCTGATTGGATATTGTCAAATGTCTTTGAAAGAGAAGAATTGAAAAAGATAGAATTATTGTTAAGATTATATGGATATACAGATTATGAATTTCAAACAAGAAGCAATGGCAATACTGCATTTATGATAGGATACTATAAACACATTTCTAAAAATGATTTGTTAAGGCTTCAAGTTCATAGTAATACAAAAATAAAAGAACATTCATTTTATGATGATGATTGTGGTTATAAATTCTGGTATGAAGTAGAAACAAAAGGAGATGAGAATGGTAACAATAAAAGAACTTAAAAAAAGTGTTCCAGATTTAGTATTAGATGTATATACTGAAGGTCAGGTGACAGTTGTAGTGATTCCTCATGGAAGAATTAAAATAATGCCAGACCATCGTAAACCATAAATAATTTGGGGTGTAAATCTGAAAATACGGTTGGCTTCGTATAGCCTCCTTTTTGATAAAATATTTTGAAAAGAAGATTTTAAGAAAAGAGGATGACAAGCACCCCAATAAATTTGCAAGGAGAGAGAATGATAGCAATAAAAAAAGAACCAATTAAAATAACTTTAGCTGAGAAAGATTACAGTTACTTGAGTCATTATGAAAATGAGGTATTTCTATATCTTGATGAATTAAGACAGTCTGGAGAAACTAACATGTTTGGAGCTGCTCCATATCTTGTAGAAAGATATGAAATGTCAAAAGAAGAAGCAAGAGATATGCTGTCTTTATGGATGAAGAGTTATAATAAAAATGATGAATATGAGGAGGAAGAGTAATGTTGAATAAAGTAAGTAAAAAACAGATAGATGATGCCTTTAATTATTTTATGGATACTGGAAGACTAGAAGAACTTAAGTCTGATGATGTCTATTACATTCAAGCATTATTAAAGTTTGTAGCAAATAAATATAAATGGCAATTAGTATTTACAGAGGAGGAAAAGTAATGTTTGACAAAAATAAATGGCTAAATAAAGAAGTAACCGTTGATGAATGGGGTAGGCCACCAAGCCTTGCTGATGTTCCTTTAACTATAATGACAAGAGAACAAGCATTAAAAAAACAAGGATACGATAAAGATGGTATAAATGAAATATGGGAAACTTGGAAAGAATACAAAAGGAGTGAAAAAGAATGAGATATTATTGGGAAGTTTTATTTAGTACAGAATATTTCCCATATTGGGAATTTACTATGCTTATGATGTTAGCGTTGCAGATAAGTTACCTGTGGAGATTGCACAGAGTTGAAAATAAAATTGATATACAAAACGATTTATTACATCATATTATAGATGAAGTAGAAGAATAAAATTGGGCCTCTCAGTTTAGCGAAGCGCAGTATCTGAGCAACATGATGAAGACTTCGTCTGAAATGTTAAACAAAAACTTAACAGGTTCATGAGAATATAGGCTGGCATAAGTGCGCACATCATATGTCAGCTTATATTTCGATTGATTGTAAACCTTGATATTATTAAATTTACGATACATTTTGGGAGAGAAAAATGGATATAGAGGCCATATATAATGCCTACCTAAAGCAAGAAGATTCGTTACGAGAAAGAGACAAAAATGTCTTTCATGCATCTTCCGCAGGTAGTTGTTTAAGAAAACAAATGTATTCATATTATGATTTTCCGCCTGATGAAAAAGATGGTAATTCATTTAGAATACTAAGACTTGGTACAATAGTTCATAGTGATGTTGAAAAAGCATTATCATCATACCAAGACAAACTTGCAGAAATGGAGACTGAAGATGCTCCAGTTAAAAGAAGTATTCACATTGAAGAAAAAATTAAAATAAAACAATTAGAAGTCACTGGTACATTTGACGCAGGTGAAATGATTAATGATAAAGTAAATGATACCACAGAATTTAATTTGTATGATTTAAAAACAGCAGCTGCTTATAAGTGGACTACTAAATTTGGTAGAAAGCAAAATAGGATGCCAAATGCTGATTTAAATTATAAACTTCAATTAGGTACTTATGCTTTAGGTATAAGGCATAAGTATGAACCAGATAGAATTAATATGTATCTCTTGTGGTATAATAAAAATACATCACAAATGAGAGAGCAACTAGTGTCTCCAGAGTGGATAGATAAAGCTTTGGAGTATTGGATAGAAATACATGAGATGAAAGAAGATATGGGTGATTCTTTTGAAGATGAGCTTATACCTCAAGTGTCTTATGGTGTTCCTATGCAAGACTGGGAATGTAGATATTGTCAATTTTATAGTATCTGCCCTAGTACATTAGCAGACAAAAAAAGATAAGGAGTAATAATGAGCAATAAGAATGAGGTAATGGTAGTCGATGAGCAAATGCTACAGGCTACTGATGCAGTAAGAAAGGCAATAACTAACAAACATAAGAAAGTATCTAGATTAAAAACACCTAAACCATTTATTAAGAAAAAAATGGGATTGGATTATGTAGAATTTTCTTACATGAGAGATGTCGCAGATAAAGAATTTCCAGGCTGGTCTTGGACAATAGAAAAGACTGAGGTACTAGGAAGCGAAGCGTATGTTGTTCAAGGTCGTTTAACTTGGTACGATGAGGGATTATGGAGAAAGGCGGATATGGTAGCCGCACATAGAATACAAAAGAAACGTGGCACTAATGAATTTGTAGATATAGGCAATGACGTTAAAGCTTCTAATACAGATTGTATTAAGAAAGCATTTAATATGTATCTAAATATTGCAGATGATGTATATCGTAATCAAGTTGAAGATTTATCATTAACTGATGAACAAGCAAACGACATTCTTGTAGTAGCTGGAGATATAAGTGAAGAAAGAATAGAACAGATACACGATTTAATAAAAGAACAGGCAATAAATACTGCAAATTACAATTCATCTTTATTGAAACTAGAGAGAGAGAAGGAAAAACTAAATGCGAAATCTGAATAGTAGTTACGATGATGCTCTTTTAAATGAAGAAGAGTGTTATACAATAGGAACTAATGATGGCAAAGAATTTAGAAGAGTGGTTTATAAAGGAACTAAACTTCTGAATGGAAAACCAATGATGGTATTTAAAACTGAAGAGAATACATCTTTAACAGTTAATCCATCATTTCACACTTTCACAATAGAAGAACAACCACTACCTCAACCTGAGGATTTCGAGAGTAAGGTGGATGTTCACATACAAAATAAAATAAAAGGAGAACAATAATGGGAAAAATCTCAGCGAAAGATACAGATGCTCTAATAAAAAGTGGAGTACTGTCTAAAAAAGCTCTAGCTGAAATGGAAAATAAGAACTTGGTTGCAAAAAATAAACCATCTATTAAGCGTTTTATGAAAACCGCTGATGGTAAATTTGTTGAACCAAAGTTATATTTTCGTGGCTCAACTGGAACAAAACCATCTAAGAAAATGGAAGAGTTTCAAACAGCCTATAACAAATTACTAGAGAAATTCACAACAACTAAAACAAACAATAAGTAGGAGTAATAATGGCAAAAGCAATAGAGGGTGCAGTATATGACCCTTCACAACAATGGGTTCCAACTGAAGAAGGAACATACCCAGCTCATGTAACATCTTTAACTACTAAAGAAGTTGCTACAAGAGCAGGTGAAGCTATCGTTGTCAATATGACATACAAAGTAGCACCAGAAGTGGTAGATGTTAAACAGAAGCTGTGGGAAATGGATGGATACCAATACAAAAGAGGCGATGATGGAGAAAAAATCCCAGTCTTCAATGGTGGAGGTACTCAAAAAGAAGTAAGCTGCACACATCTAAAAGATAAAGTTCTATATGATAATGGATTCTTTGTCTTTACAGAAACATCTTCTGCTAGTAAGAACACTAGATATTTCCAATTACTTGAAAATCTTGGCATTAAATGTGAAGACGATAAAGGTATTAAGAAATTAGTTCTTATTGAAGATGAAGACGTTGTAGGTCAACCAGTGCATGTTACAACTAAAAGACAAGAGTATGTCACTAAGGAAACTCGTGATTTACCTGTAGACCAACAAGAAAAACGTGCTACTTTTAAAGTAAACACTGTTACTAAATGGGAAGATGGAGAAGTCCTCACGGTTGAAGAACTAGATGATGACGTTCCTTTCTAAATAAAAGAAAAAAGGGTTTTTATTACTATATGTGATAAAAGTAAATTAGAGGCGAGGGTAGTTGGATAATATATAATCTCTCTCGTCTCTCCCTTCGTTCTCCCAAGAAGGCTACCCTCAAAATTTTAAGGAGAGATAATGAACGAATCAACTGCATTAATTAAACTAACTAAATCAGAAATAGAATCAATTATGATTGCGTTAACATTCTTTAAAGAATCTAGTAAATTTTTTGGAGAATATGATGATTGGTCCAATGAATACAATCATTATAAAAAACTATGGAATGATTTTAATAAAATAAAAATGGATATAATAGAAGGAGAGAATGACATTGAAACCAGAAACAAAAAGGAAAAGACAAATAGGAATAGCCCGACAGCTTGCAAAAGCTGCGATAATTGATAAACCTGAATGGAAACCTGCTAAAGGATTTGTTTATTTAGAAGATGTTAGTGTTGGTGAATTAGTCGATACTAACAATGGGTTAAGAGCTGTTGTTATAGAGCATGGAGAGTGCTCAACATCAATGCTAGTATTAAAAGCAGACCATCATCCATCAGAGGATAGACAATTCTACTTAGGTAAGCATAGATGGGCAAAACAAACTGAAGTAAAAGTAATAGGAGATTAAAATGGTAGATATTAAAGATTTATTAAGACATAGTGGAGAACTTGAAGAAAGAGTTAAATGGTTAGAAAAAGGATTAAATGAAATTTATCAAGACCTAGTAGGAAAGCCAATGAAAGAAAGAGACCATAAAGACGCTCAAAGACTATTAGCAATGGTGCAATCAATTTCAGATGGAGAACCAACAACGGCAGATGAATATAACGAAGCTCAAATACAAGAAGGCGAAGATTTAATGAAAGAATTTCATAGTATCTTTGGTGAGTAATGAGAAAAAATGAATTAATAAAGTCTACTGCAACTATAAACAGAACAAAAGAAGCTCGAAATACAGATACTAGAGTTAGGTTTTGTGTTGAATGTAGAAAATGTTGGGAATATCTTTCAATAGACACTAACTCTAGGAAAAATAGAGAAGTTAGATACTATACAGATTTTCCTACATATGGAAAAGAAAAACAAAAATGCGATAGATGCAAAGGAGAGAGCAATGAGCAAAATGTCATGGATAAGTCATTTGTGTGAAACTGGCAATAAAAAAGAGTTAATAGAAGAAGTTGGTAAAGAACTTGCTGATGGATTTTTAAAAGCTCATAATAAAATGAGAGATAACAAAGATAACCCTGCATATGATAAATTGAATAAAATTCACGATGAAATGCAAAAAGAAATAAACAATGAATAAGTGTCCAGCTTGCGGATACCAATTAAAAGGTAGTAAGAATTACGCAGTAACGATGAATAAAATTCTTAAATCAAAAAGCAAGAGAACTGGAAAGCTATTAACAAAGATTGCAACCATTATAATGAGAGAAGTTCCCTCGGAAACTCATTTCAATTATTATCAATTTTTAGTTGGAACAAAAGATGTAGATGATAATGTAATGGAATATGCAGTAGAGCAATATTATCAAGCTAAATGGTATCTAAATGGAAAAGGATTCCCTTATCTTAGAACTATTGCTCTAAATAGAGGGAAAAACGTTAAGGCAATAATAGAAAACGAGAGAAAACGGTTGGGTTCAGTCCCACCTGTTTACAAAGGAGAAGAAGAGGAATGATTATGTTTGACATAGCAGAATGGATAGCCAATTTCTTAATACTAGGACTTGGTATATGTATATGGGCCGTAGCTATTTTTATGATAGCAATGATAATATCTATGGCTAATAAATGGATTAAAGAACTAATAAACAAAGGAAAAGAAAATGCCTAGAAAAAAAAGAGCAAATAAAAACATACCAAATAACTTTAGAGGAAAAGAAGATAGATTCTGGACTAAAATAGTTAAAGGATTAAAGAAGTTTTTAGAATCACCATTTAAATAACATAATAAAGGAGAGAGATATGTTACAAGATGCAATGTTTCCAGTTAAAGAAGTACCAGCAGTCGGTTATCCATTAGACGATAATCAAGATGTCAAATTACTTGACAATACTGGATATAAATTCATAGTAAGAGAAGATAATGGTAAAGTGCTTAGTTGTATGACCAATGATTATAAATTGGTTAAGAATGAGACACTTTTAAAAACTGCGGAACCACTTATTAAATCGAATGGCGGAAAGATTAAGGAAGTAAGGGTATTCGGAGATGGACAAAAACTTCATACAAGTTGGTCTTTTCCAAATAACCTTGTTAAGATAGGAAAAAACGATGAAATGACTCCCGAAATTGTAATCGGAAATAGTTATGATGGTACATTAGGTGTAAACATAATAGCAGGTGCATTTAGACTTATATGTTCTAATGGAGCTGTTATAGGTGTAGTAGTATCAAAGTATAAAAACAAACATGTTAAAGCAAATGTGTCATTAGACCATATAGGTGATATTGTTTCTGAAACAGTAGAAAAAACAAAGATTGTTATGAAAGATGAATTTCCTGTTCTAATAGATACCAATTTCAAAGACAAACATATTGTTGATTTCTTACAAATGTTTCCATTACAAGCAAATGAAATGGTTACTCAGGCTTTAATAGCAAATAAACCTAAATCTTTTTGGGATTTATTTAATGTGGGTACTAACGTATTAAGTCATCATATGAATAGAAATAGCCAATCTACTCATGGCATTGAATCAAGATTGTATCCTGCAATTAAAAAGTGGGCTACTAAAGAGGCAAAAGTTGCCATCGCTTGATTGGTACGATTGCCCTATTGTTATACCTTATTATGGTGGGAAGTAT